GTCACCAGTAAAGCCCTCTACAATGTCAGAAAGTGACGATGGTTGCGTGAAGTAGTCGTCTTGGTTGAGTATCTTGATTAATTCCCCGCGACACTCCTTAATGGCAGAATTGGTATTCTTAGTAGCACCCACTGCATCGCTGTGGAAGTATTTAATCTTAAACGGATAGAGTTTTACTAAATCATCAAATAAGTTGTTTGAATTGTCGCTTATAACAACTTCAAAGTTCTGAAAAGACTGAGAACCGATAGAGTTAAGACACCTCTTGAGCATTTCATAACCCCCTCCATTCATTTCGTATGTTGGTATTGCTATAGATATTCGCATAGTTTTATTTTAGCTTTCCAGTTAGGTGTTGTGTTGGCAACGACCACCTCTCTTTCTTCTTTTCTTGAAGGAGCAAAGTGTATCTTCTTGTTCCCCGCCAAATCTAACACAGTGGTACTCACACCGCTCCCCATAAAGTATTCTCCTTTGTTCCAGTATCTGGCTTCAAGTAAACCCTCTACGATATCATCAACGTGAACGTAATCTCTTGTTTGTAGCCCATCACCATACACCGTGACTTCATTCTTACCTTTGAACAGGTCTACAACACTTTTTCCTCCTTCCACTCCGTAAATGTTTGGAAACACACAAGAAACGTAGTTAGCGTGGAATGTCTTAATGTAATCACCTGAGACCTTCTTAGAGAAGCCATAAGGCGACTGTGGGTTTACTGATGCACAAGAGTTGGCGTAGATAATCTTAGCTTTAGGATATTCTTTTACTAGTCTCGCTGTCATTCTTAGGTTGTCCATGTCGTGTACAGGGTCGTGCCAAGAGGATTCTACAGAGGTCTGAGCCGCCAAGTGGTAGATAACCCCGATTCTTTTAGGTAAGTCGCAAGTTAGTAGATTCTTACCGTCTTTAATGTCTATTCCTATGTAATCAGGAAGTAGCTTGCAGAGCTTGGTGCCTATCATTCCTTTGTGTCCTGTTACTAAATACATATCCAGTGTTGTGGGCAAATAGTTCTACTTATTCCGTCTGTATACCAATTCTTCGGATATATTACTTTCTGCGTGTGTGGAGCTAGATAAGCACCCCACCAAGAGAACGATGAGTTAGCTATGATGTGTCCTACACACTCCGACATCTTGTTTAAGTCTTCCATCTCTGTTCCGTGAAAGAACTCACAGCCCTTAAACATTTCTTGCTCCTCGCACCAAGTTATATTATCGCTAAAGACTATGAATTGACTGCCTTTGAACATTTCCATTGCTCTGGGGTAGTAATCAGTCTTGGTTAAATCAACATAGAACGGATTGTTTACATAGTCACCACGTCTGACATGTATGGCGACTTTTGGAACATAACCTACAGTTACTCCCATTAGCTTTTTGAAGTCTCCAGAAAAGTCATCGAAGTACTTCGGGTCTTGCAGGTATATGTCTGGTATTTCTCCTTTTCTCATTTGTGCGAAGATATACGCGTACTGAAAGAGAGAGTTTCCTAATCTGCCGAAGATTGAGCTTGGCTTAAGCATTCTTCTTGGAAGCTCTTATTGCTTTTACTTTTTCTTCTATCTCGTCAATCACTTCTACGAATAGCTTTCCATCAACTTCCTTCATTGTTAAGCCTTTTTCAAACTCACCTAATTCCCCTTTGATAAGCTCTGCTACTATTGGTTGGATTTTATCTGATACTAGTTGCCCTTTTTGGTAAACCTTATCCATTTCTGCAACTTTAGCTTGGTAAGCATCATAAGCAGGTTTCATTTCTTCCTTAATTCTAGCTCTCTCTTTCTCTACTGGTCCGAGTAATACATAGAAAGCATCGAGAGGTGGACTAAGTAGTTCCATTTCCTTTAGGATTGGCTCTCCTTCGGCTAGTAGTTCTTTGCGTTCGTTGTTTAAGGTTACTACAGTCTCATCATTGATTTCAATAAGTCTTGTGCCTGTGTAGTTCTTTTCTGATAAAATTTCCTTGTTTATTTGCATAGTTTTGTTATTGCTTCTGTCCACTTAAGGGCATAGGTCTTTATATTATAATTTGTAAGTACATAGTTTTTCGCTTTTTGAGCTAGAGCTAAGTACTGTGGGTAATTGTCTTTTATTTTTATCACTTCGTCAAACCAAGTGGAGTTATCTGTCACGATTGTCATATATTCTTTGTCTATTCCTTGATATGGGCTAGTTCCATCCTTGAAACCTTGAGCCAGTACAGGTATTCCGAGTAGTGACATCTCTAAGAACTTTAGATTGCTCTTACACTGATTAAAGTAGTGTTCTTTTCTTGGGATTACCGCAAGGTCTAATGCTAGTCTTGAGATATACCCCATATACTCGGTAACGTGTACTACTGTGTGCCATTCTACGTTCTTAAGAGACATCCAGAAGTCTAAATCTTCTTTCATCGCGGGTATTGTTGTTCCGTCTTGATACTTAACCCCCATAATCACTATTGTAATGTCGTCTCTATCACTTAGTTCTTTGAGTTGTTGCTTAATGTGTAGGTAGTCATCATTAGAAGTAACTGAGCCAATAAATCCTATTCTAAACTTGCCTGTTTCGTTCTTCTTACACTTTATGGCATCTATTGGGTCTATGCAATTCTTAAGAGTGGTGATGTTTGGCTGTATCTTTCCATATTCTTCCTTTAAGAAGTCTGTGGAGACGATAGCCCCATCTGAAATCTTAAGGAAGTCGTCTAGGTTTTTCTTTTGTTCTTTAGCTATCTCAATTTGTTTAGCATTCTCTAGCCTTTCCAGTGGAATACCTGAGTATGTATCGTCATTTTCAAAGATTATCTTCTTACCTAGTAGCTTGAGCGACTTAGCTAGTGTGAGAGAGGGTGTAGTAGATGGTCTTTGAAAAACAATCACGTCCACATTCCTTGCTTTTTCTAGTGCTTTTTGTCCATTAAACTGTCCGTCTCTACGCATAAAATCTTGTATAACCTCTTGATTTGAGTAAACACCTGGCAAGAGTCCTCTGTAGTAGTAACAAAATGGATAAGCCCCTGGAATGTAAAGTATTTTCATTGTATCTTCTTTATAGCCTCTTGTAATGTCATTACACTTCCATAAGTGCCTCCAGAAAGGTCACTAGCCAGCCTGCTTAATACTTTGAAGTTATGCTCTCTGTCGTTTGTTTTAAGGTACTTGTACTGATTTCTGTATGCTTCAACCTCTTGCTTAATTCTGAACGCTGGAGATAACAGATATGCTTTCCACCACGCATCCTTACCCATTCTTTCCTGTTGAACTGAGTGTGTTTGCTCGTGTACCAGTAGGTCAGGGGGTATATAGCATCTAGCGTGGATTGTATTTCCATAAGTAAAGACTACATTCTTGTTTATGTCTACTCCGAACTTTGCCCTACATTCTTCATAGAAAGGGAATGTTTCTGTGCTTGCTATCATTTACTGATTGCTTTAAGTATCGCATCTAGCTTGGTGTCTAGTTTGGTTTCTAATGCTGTCATCCTATCCTCTATTTCTTTACTCTTACTAGGAGCTTCTATTCTTTGCTCTATTAAATCAGGTCTTACTCCCACTGCTTGAGTAATGGCTTGTGCTGCTGATTGTCTGTCTAGCTCTATTTTAGCCAGTTCGTCAATCTTTTCCTGATTTACCACCTTTCCGTTTGCGATTATGATTCCACCGTCTGCGTCATCTCGTAGCTCGTGTATAGAGCCATCTAGTCTCCTTACTGTTCTCTTGCGATATAAATGTCCTACGTTTACTGTCATATTGCCTTTATGTTGTTAGCCTCGTAATAACCCTCTAGTACCGAGTCAGCTCCAAGATTGTTTATCTTCTTAGAGAGAAGCATTTCGTACGTCTTTATCACGTAGTTTGTCGGTGGTGTCTGTCCGTACTTTTTTTCTAGTGGTTTTACCTTGTTTATTAAAAATCCTGCGTATGTATTCAACTGCTCACTAAGAAACTTATTTATATCTTCTTGTGTGTTAGCCATGTACACAGTGTACAACAAAAAACCACACTGTAAAGTGTGATTGATTGTTTGCTGTGGAAAACTAATTAGAGTCCAACTGCTAAACTGTGTGAACGAATTTTCACTGCTGCGTTTTGGCGGTTAAGCATTGTACCGTAGCATAGGTCTACAGTAACCAATTCTCCAAGATATTCTTGGATGTATGATTGCTGAATACGTACACCTTCTGTACCTACAAAACCTGATGTTGCCTTAACTGGCATTGACATTCTAGCCCAGTGAATTGCATCCTTGTGAGAGAGAAGGTTAAGGCGAGATGAGTTTTCACCTACTGCACCAGCTCCTAATGGAACTGCTGGAGTAACGATGACTGGAATACTGTAGAGAGAACGTGTAGGAGCCTTGCTTCTAGGTAGTTCTGTCTGTGTATTCTGCCATAGTGTTAATTTATCTACTGAACCTACTTGTCGGTAGAAAGTGTTTGGATGGAAAATCCAAGCACATTCACCTCCATAGATACCTGGTACGCCTGCAGTTTCAAGAACTGCAATAGCTGCCAAGAGTGAACTATCAGCAACGTTAGAGCCTGCAAGACCAAGAATGTTGGTAGTGAAAGATGTAAAGTTTGCTGCAATAGCGTCATCAAGGTCTTGTGCTACTTCGTAAGCTGCTGCTTTAGCGAACTTCTCCTGTAGGTAGTATGACTTCTTGAGTTGTGCCATTTCACGGTCTTCGATAATGAATGAACTTTCCTTCCATGTAGACACTGTAAGAGTGTTTCTAGTTTGGATAGGGTTGTTTAGCGTTACTTGTGAATTTGTAGTCTTGCTTGCAGTAGCCATTGCAACAATGTTCGGTGTGTAAACGTCTGAACCACCATCTGCTAGTTCCTCTGAGCGGTCGATGAAAAATTCAGCGAGCGAAAGGTTGTAGCGAAAATAGTCGTTGATTGTCTGTCCCCAAATAAGCGGAATGTCTACGGTAAGGCTTCCACCTACACCAGCACCCATTCCATCGGTTCCTAATCCCATATATTTTTAGTTAATTTTTAGTTTGTGAACGCCAGAGTTCTTTTCTTTCAGCATCTGTGAGTCCTGGGGTAGATAGTGACCTGACTTGCTTTACTGTGGAAGAACCTTTGGATGCTGGAAGTCTAGCTTTTTGTGCATTGACTTCTTTTTCCCTTGCTTCTTTCATAGCTACAAGTATCGGGTCGTTCTGAATATCTAAGACTGACTTACCTCTAACCTTGGCTAGAGCTTTCATCGTGTCTATGAGTTCAGAATCTACGCCTTGAGACTTTAAGATTTTGATTTCTATGTCCTCTTCGGAGATAGCATTCACGTTGTTGTTAATTTTCTCCTGTGGCTTTGTCTTGTTAGCATCGTAGGCTCTTGCTTTCCTGTCTAAGCTCTTAAACTCTGCCTTTGTGAGGGTTATCACATCATCTTCCGACTCTGTAACTTCCCCTGATGTTATTTCTTCCTGCTCTACTACATCTACTGGAGCATTTTCATTTTCTTCCATAATGATAAAGGTTAAACGTTAAGAGTGTAACGATACACTTTTGTTAGTAGTTTTTTATTGGAGATAAACTATAACTCTTAGCTCTTATAGTAAATGTGGTCGGTTATTCTGCATAATTTACTCTATTCTTATATTTCTTAGGCGTAGTAGCTGCGAACTCTTTTATATTATGCTTAAATATCCCAGCGTACTGCATAAGCAGTCTGTCTTTTTCATGTAGGTCTGATAGTCTCCTACTCGGCTTGGTTGATGTTGGTACGTTCGTTAGATTGATTGACTCCATAATCTTGTTTTAGCTTAGTAAAGGCACCGTCTATTAAGTCTTTAGCATCTTTAATGTGAGACACATCCTCTCCTTCGTACATTCTTCTTAACCCTTCTTGGTCTATGTATGAGTAAAGAAAGTCTAGCAGTGCTAATTTAGTGGTGTCGTCTCCTTGAAATTGTATTAGAGTATCCATTAGATAAGATTAACACAATCTTGGATTCGCAGTCCAGTGGTTGATGCTTTAACATTAGCCGCATCCTGTGAGCGAAGCCCTGTTGTTCCTGCGTAGCGATTCCAACCTTCTTGTTCTCCGTCTGTAAAAGCTGTGCGTGAGTTTAGAACTCTAAGAGCTTCTGCATTTCTTAAATTAGTTGTTCCCGCTAGTATGTTTAGTTTGTCTTGGATTCTTAATCCGATTGTTAGTGCCATAGTTATTGTGCCATTACTGGAGCAGGCTGTCCTTGTGTCTGCATAGCTGTTAAATCAGGTGTCATTGATGTAGGTGCTGTTCCACCTTTTCCTGCTGTGTTGCCTAGTTGAACTGATGAGAATGGTATACCCGCCATTTCCACCATGGTCTTGAATAGCTTATTAAGCGTTGGGTTTTCAAGTACACCATACTTACCAGTGTTAGGGTCGAATGACTGAACCACCTTGCCCATAATACTGTCCATAGACTGTAGGATAGCTTGCTTATTCTTCATCTCTCCTGTGATGTTAGCTGTTAGCTTTCCTCCTACGTCTAAGAACTTCTTAGGTATCTTAATTTCTCTCTTGGTTCCAAACTTAGACAATCCTTTCTTTGTTTCATCTACCATTCCTTGCTGTATCTCAGGTGTTACTTCTTTGCGGTCAAACATCATCTGAGCTATTTGTGGATTGATGTGTTCATTAGAGATAGCCTCGTCTATTTCATTCAGCTCATCCTCCGAGAAGTCAGCTACAAGGTCGTGGTCTTTTAGAATGTTCTTCTTAAGATAAGGCATAACCCAGTCATTGAGTATGTCATTCAACCATAGCCCCCACACCTCTTGCTGATATTGGAAAGGACTGTTTGCTACTTGATTAAGTATTTGTGTTTGCCCTAGTGGGGTTCCTGATGGTGGTTGCTCTCCTGTGTTGGCATCATAGGTAGACGATATTCTGTTGTACTCGTTAGAAAATTGGTTGATTAGGTTCTCAAACTGTGGAAGTGCTGCGGTTGATAGTTGGAAAGCCTCAAGCGTTTCATTTGCCTTAAGGTCGAAGTGATGACCATTGTCGACATCGGTAATAGCATTACCCAAATTCTTTGCTGTTCCTTTGGTAAATACCTTTCCAGAGAGGTCGAGAGCATTCTTCATTTGAATGTACTGGTCGTTAATCCGCATTTGACTTTCAAATCCTTCCTCCCATACACCTCTGCCTAGTCCTTCCCCTACTTTTTCCCAAGCTAAGTACTTATACTTATCCTCGCCCTCTGGCAAATCCTCCTTGTATAGCAAGTAGTTCTTCTTGTTTACCTTAGCGATATAGAAACACATATCCTTAAACTTAGCATCGTTAGCTTCTGATTCATCTAGTTCAGGGTCAAATGAGTAAGAGAACTCTCCTGTTACTTCTAGTATTTCTATTTTACTTGGCTTGTTTTTAGTTGCTTTAGCGTGTGCCTTGAAAACATCCTTGATGTCGTCAAACCCTGTCCATAGTTCTGCTTTCTTCATAAGCTCAGAAGCATCCATATAGTGATGTTCTATGATTGCTCCGTCCTTAATACAAGCAGGGTCAAACTCTACGTTTGCCCAGTCCACCACCTCTATTTCTAATTTTCCATCATCTTCACACTTCTTTACAAGAACACCACCATACTTAGGACGTGTGATACCCATTTCGTTGAGTGTGTTAGAGAAGTTATTATCCTTTGCCCACTTGAAGAACTCCTTATTGATAAGCATTGCTTGTACAGCGTATGTTAGGCTATCTGCCTCAAAGTTAATTTCCTTTAAGTCTATGTCTGTTGCTGTTTTAGCTACACGAACTCTTGAGTTTCCGTGGTTGATAAAGGGTTTAACCCTACCTAGCTCGTCTTTATTCCCTGATAAGAACTGGTCTACGGAATAGAACTCCACTTTGCGGATTATCTCTTTAGGTCTACGAACAAGACCATCAATTCTTTGAACAGGCTCGTTGTATGCATCTATTAAATCTGGTAGATAGGTAGTAATTTTATACTCTTTCATTGAATTTAGTATAGTAGTGGTCGGTTTTATTCTCTAAAGTTCCTCGCGTTGTTCATTCTAGCTTGTTGCATCCTGTACTTTTCGATGTTAGTTATTGGTGTTACCCCTTCGTGTGTCATTAAGACATAACGTAGAGAGTCCAGTGCATCATCATGCATCTTTACTGGTTCTTCTGGTGAATCATCGTTAGCTGTTTTCTCCTTGTATGAATATGTTTCCAACTCCCATATAAGATTGGTGCAGTTCTTATGAATATGTAGCCTGTTTTGTTTGAATAGGTTACGCACAGCATCTATTCCTGACTTAACTGAGCCTTTTCCTTTCACTACCTCTCTTACGTTTATACCTTTTTGATTGAATAGCTCTATCGCTGATTGGTTTTCAGGGTCAGGAAACACTTCGTTAAACCCACAAGAGCGTACATACTCAGCTATTTGCTCCTCTGTTCTCTCTGTTTTGTACCATTCATCAGTTACCCAGTAATCACCATCTACATCCACCACAATGTGAAGAACAGCACAGGGGTGTCTGAATCCAAAGTCTACACCTCCCAAGAACTCCGCCTTGGCTCTTGTTGGTTCTCCATCATATAAGTGAAGCTCTCTTGAGAACTCCTTATAAACTAGACCCTCTTGCTTTCTAAAGTCTGCTAGGTACTCTTGTGCAAAGCTGTCCTCTGTCATTTCCTGTTTAGCTTTGTCTACTTCTTCACTTGGAATATGTGGGTTGTCGTAAGTTGTGAAATGAAAAGACTTGTAATCCTTATCAGTGTCTTGTTTGTTGAATAAATCGTAGAAGTGATTGAATCCTTTGGGTGTTGATATGAAAAGACACTCTCCTTTGTAGTCGGTGAGTGTTGGTCTTATTACCTCTTGCCAGTTGGAACTCCAGTTACGCATAGATGCTATTTCATCTACTACAATAAAGTGAAACTTTTGCCCTCTGAGTGTTTCTATACTCTCCCATCCTCTTAAAGAAATAATAGACGTTCCTCCTTGTGTGGTTTGTACTGTGATTTCTAGTCTGCTCTCGTTGATGTTACTAGCTATAGGTAAACACACCTTCTTAAGCTCTTGCCATGCAATATCTCTCGCTTGTGCATATGTCGGGGCTATGTAGCATATATATCTATCATTGCCATATACAGCCTTAGCTACCATCTCTAGTACAGCTAGATAGGTTTTACCAAATCGTCTTCCACAGTTCACCACCCTAAATCTATTGGATGATTTAGCTATTGTTGATTGAGCTGGATGTAGTGTCATTCTTTGTTATAAGCTCTAGTGGCATTACTAGTATCTTCTCCCCCTTAGATGTTACGTCTGACTTTGTGTCTGGATTACCTTCTCCCATGGTCCATGCAAAGCCTGGCTTCTTTTTATCTAACCATTCTATGTACGCTATCTTTTCTTCGTCTGTCTTTTGGTAATAGTATTCTCTGGCAAACTCTTTCATAGTTTTACCCTTTGGTCTTCCACTTGGATTACCGCTTACACCCTTTGTAAATGTTCCATCTACATTCCTGCTCAATTCCTGATTATTAGGTTCTTCCATGTATACAATATAACATATATTTGTCAAAAAGAAAGTAGCCATTAATGACTACTTAAAGATTGTTATATTCCTGCATCCGCACTTACACTGTGACTTGTAGTCGTACTGTTTTTTGTTGTAGTGCTTTCTTACCCATAGTAATGCTTGTTCTGTCTTTGCTTTGCATCTTTTACACAGTAGCAACATGTTGTTCTCCTTTTGTCCAAATGTAGTTTACTTCTCCTAGTGGTATATCAAATTGTTGTGAGACTTGTAAAGATGTTAAACCTTCATTCTTCTTTGTTTTTATTATGTTTATTACTATGTTTATGTCTCTGAAAGGTAATACTATTTCTTTTTTCTTGTATATATTATCCCAAATGGTTGTCTCAGCTATCTCAAGTAGCTCACTTATTTTTCTTTTAGAGAAACCTAGCTCTTTCAGCTTTATTGCTAGATTAATATGAGATTGTGATAGCTTGTTTATCCTGCCCATTTTACACAGTATATCAAATTATTGTCAATCTAGCTAGTAAGTACGACATATGTTATTTCTTATTTGTTCCAGTCTTCCAATGCTTTTTCTTATCCACTTTCTTTAATTCTAGATCCTTACCCATATCACAGCCACAGGGTATGCACATTCTTTGATTCTTCCTAGATGATATGTATGTTCTATGGCATCTTTTTCCTTTGTGTCGGCAAATCTTAATCTCATTGATTCTTACGTGTTCCTGTGAAGCTAAACTTACCAGTGATTTCATTTCCTTTTTGCCTCTAGCTTAGACTGTATCAAATCTTCTTTGATTCTACATCTTATGCCCCTTATATATTGCCCACCTGTGCATAGAAATAAATGAGTTACCACCCTTAACTTCCAAAGTTTGAATACTTTTTGACGTAGCTCCAACCCTGTGGCTTGAGTAAACCCACTGGTTTCTTTGTGTACTGTTTCCCATTCATGTGTGTATATTTTTTTCATTTAGAGTGGTTACTTCTCTTTAAGGTAAATATCTAACATCTTCTGGGCATCTGCTTGACTTATGGAGTGTCTATGCTCATCTTCCCATATATCTCTTGCCATTCTTCTCTTACTTGCTATTTTCCACGTAGTAGGAGGGTAAAGTCCTAAGTCATTTTGTATTACTCGTCTTGCTCGTTCTATGCTATCAGAGTGTGGAAGTGTCTGTACTATGTCTTTTAGGCTTACATAGTCTCTACCGTCTATATTTGCCACGTTAGAGGCATTGTAGTTCTTCCATATACAGACTGTTAAGAACCTGTCGTCATCTCTTGACTCTCGGATGTTAGCTAAAGTATTTAATACTTCTTTGTAGTAGGATTTAACCTTCATAGCTTAAGTGTATACCTGTATAGATTTATTACAAGATGGCTATCCACATTTGTTTAATCTGCTCTAGCAATCTATCCACTTCTTCCTGATTCATGCTTCTGTCGCTTAAGATGCTGTCCTTTATGTTATCTAGGTGTTCCACTTCCACTGTTTCTATTGTTTTTTTCCAGTATTCGTAGTCCATATTATTTATCTTTAAGGGATTCAAGAAGGCTTTCTTTTGTTGCTTGTGGTAAAGATACCACTATCAGTCCGTCAAAGTATTCTTCAATTTTATTGTTTACCCTCTCCCTTTCTTCTGCTAGGGCTTGGTGGATTAGTTCTTCTTTTAAATGTTCTATATATCTACCAAGTTGGTATCTTGGGTCTTGTCCTGATAGGCAAATATCTATTTGTTCAATAATGACTTCTTTGGTGTGTTTCTCTAATCTCTTTTCTGTGTTGTTCATTTGTCTATTTTTATATTAGGGTTATTAAGGGCGAGGTGGACACACTTTTTCTTACTCTCATAGCTACATCTTTCAATGAATCTTTTACTAGTTTGTTAAGCATTTCCCAATGTTCTTCGCTTTTCCCTAACTCACTATCAGGTATATGGTTGGTTGTGATGTACCAAGTAGCTTCATCGTCAAGTTCATCTAGCACTCTCTCCCTCTCT